CGGGCCGACGGCGTGGCCTTGATGACGCCGAAGTCGGCATCGAAGGTGCTGGGCAGCTTCGGCGGTTGCTGGTTCACGTCAGCCTCCATGCGATCTGCACGATGTCAGCCAGGCAATAGCCGACGAACATCAAGCCAGACAGAGCGGCAGCGAGAACGATCCCGCAGGCCAGAAGGCCGCATACGCTGGCGATGCCTTGGAAGATCGTGGCGCCGTCGTCGTGGTCTTCATCGGGGTAGGTGCTGTGCTCAGCCATTGCTCGCCTCCCCACTGGTGTTCTGAGATTCGCGGGCGCGGAGCATGGCCTTGCATTTCGGGCATGTCACGGCGTCATCGCGGTTGGTCCACATCGCCACGGCCAAATTGATCGGTCGCGGCGACTTGAAGCACAGGGCCGACACGCCACCGTCGCTGTTGACCAAGTGACCACGGTGGTACACCTTCGGGCGTACCCACCCCCACCATTCGCCTTCGTCATATTTCGACTCACCCATGGCTGTTCTCCACATCAGTACCGCCACCTGATGAGCCTTTAGACGTGGCCTTGCAGCAGCGCAGGAAAGGCATGTCCTTTGCGGCACAGGTGCACTCGATCTTGAAGAACATGCCGCAATGCGGGCAGTCCACGAATCCTTCGGCGTCCGGCTCTACTTCGAATGACTTTCCGCAGCCGACAACATCGTCGGCGTGGCGGGCGTTGTCGGGGCAGCGATGGGTAGTTTTCACGCTGCACCCCCATCCGTGCTAGTAGCACGGGAGAGGGCGGCGCGGGCGGCACGGATGACGCCCAGCGACGTGACGCCAGACTCCATGCTTTCGAGCGCGCCGGTCAGCGCCGCCACCAGTTCATCGTGCGTGTTCCAGCACAGGGCGAGACGGGCAGCGACCTGCTGTGCCTCGGCATCCTTGACGCGCTTCCCGTCATCGTCATAGCCGGGTTGGACGGTCGCCCACACGCGATTCACGTCGCGCGCGCTGAGTTGGTACACGGTGGCGCCATCCACCAGCATCGGCGTATGCACAGCCCCGCTCATGCCAAACCCCGCGCGCTGGCCCAGTGCTGCTGAGCATCGTTCGCCAGCCCCGTGCATTGGTAGTCGTCGGCCTGCTGGCGTACCGGACCGCGCCAGCCACAAGAGCACGCCACATGGCCACTTCCGTCCAGGCCGCAGCCGGTGTGTACCTCGCGCATGGTGTGGCGTTCGAACAGCCCCAACCGCTCGACCACTTGGGCCGGCGTCCCCACCGCCGAGTGCGGGGGACAGAATGCCGCGGCAAAGTTGCTGCCGAACTCCTGCGTGCTGTATGCGAGTTTCAAGCCCATGGGCGCCTCCAGTGGTTGTTGTTTCACTGGAAAGCGCCCGGCAGCGGACCCTGGGGAATCGAACCCCACGCCAAACAGCAGCGGCCATCAGACCCGCTACGAGGCGCTTTCCCGCGTCACCACCTACTGCAGCGCTCAGCGCCTAGACCTGCCTTTGCTTCCTGTCGGCTTCACCCGCGTATCGCTCGGGTTGGGTTTTCTTGTCGGTTTGGTGACGTTGGAGCTAGTTTACCCACATACGGGCTTTTGTCAACCCGTATATGGGTAATGCATTCGACGCTTGGTCCTTGGGCGTCGCGAGCGCGGTCGAAAAAAAGCCCGCGTTTGGCGGGCATATGGATTCGGTTGACACCTCCGGCGAGCGGTCACCTGGCGGCGGTCAACGTGGCGCGGAGGATCTGCGGCAAATTCTGATCAGCCACGTCGTGTACGCGACGATCACAGGCGGGATAACTATGGCTCCCACGACCTTCCAAGGCTCGTCTTCGAGCAAGTGGCCGGCAAAGAACCATAAGAGAAACAGGCAACTTGCCGCCCACGCGAAAAACCCCCCGGCGCTAAATCGAAGGGCGCGCGAGTTCCACAGTTGCCGAAGCTTGGGTAGCAGCAGAACGACTGCCGCGAACAGCGTGGCCAGGGCGACGATCGGCAGTCCGGCGACCAGCGTCCACCGCATATCGGGTGCATAGGGAACGCGGCCGCCGGCGGGTCGCTGGTCCAAGTAGTGGTAGTCGGATCCTGACATCAGAAGGAAATACGGGTTTCGGTGCGCGCTGTCGTACTTCTGCTTGAAACTCTCGGCGGTGGCTTTGGCGATCTTGGCGGCCTCGTCGTCTGCTGCATTAATTTGCTTGAGGGCCTTGGCCCATTCGCTTTGTCGAAACTCGGCGACGGCAAGGTTTACTGCCTTTCGCATGGCTGCATTGTCCGCCTGCCATTCGGCTAGTTCCTTTGCCTCGGCGTCTTTGATTTCACGAACCAGCGAACCGTGGTCATGGGTGAAGCGCCACCAGTAGGCGAAGTCCGCGTTCCACAACACGCATGCGCCCAGCCACAAAACGGAGGCGACAAGCCAAATTGCGAAGGCGCGAATGGCGACCTTGGATCTCATGCGCTAGCCTTGGGGTAGTCCTCAATGCGCCGCCACAATTTGCGTTCATCGTCGCTCGGCGTGGCCTGCTTCAGTTCGTCCTTCGACAGCAGCACGAAAGGCAGCTTGCGCTGCTTTTTGTTCCCGTCGCCGTAGTAGATCGCGGCTTTGGTCGTGGCCCCGGTGCGTCGCTTCTCGGCAGCTTCGCGGGGCCTAGCTTTTGGGCCAGGGGATTCCAATTCAAAGGGCGGGGCGTCGACATCTTCGGTATCGACGCCGGCCGCGATCAGAGGCTTCATCGCCGCCAGCAGGCGGTCGTATGAATGCGGGCTGAGCGCGAGGCTTTTCATGAGCCCTGCCGCGGCTTCCCGCATGTCTTCCGGCACGTGGTGCAGGTATGTCGCCAGGGTGGTGACCGCCTGATCCAAATTCGGGGGCGGAGGCACGACGTCGCGCCCCAAGTTCGGCTGAAGAAGACGCGCAGGTTCAAGGGCCCAAACCTTGCCCAACGTCTCGATGTAGTCGAGATTCACCGGCGTTGTGGACGCCAGAATGCGCTGGATCGTGCTCTTACCGATCTTTCCACCTTTGCCTGCCGTCGCGACCTCCACCGCTTGAGGCGTTCGATAAGGAGAACCTTCGGCCTCCATCAGGCGCTTCAGATTCTCCGCAAGGTGTTGGCGAATGGTTGGTTTACCCATGTGTGGGATTGTCAAAGCGTCAATAACCCACAACCGGGTTGACACAAACCCATAAATGGGCAGAATTCGGTGGATGAGCTCGATACTTCAGCCCCTGATTGAACGTCTGCGCAACGCTGGGCCCGCGCGCTGGGAACCCATTGCGGCAGCAGCCGGGGTGGCAAAGACGCTGCCTCGCAAACTCGTCTATGGCGACCGGGGGAATCCTGGCGTCCAGACGATTCAGCCGTTGGTGGACTTCTTCGATGCGGTCGACCGGGGCGAACGTGAGCTGCCTGCGCCGGTCGTAGAGGCTGAAGCCCTCCCGGGCATCGAACCCGCCAAGACAGGGGCCTGAGATGAGAAGCACGACGCAGGAAAGGTTGCGGCTGTGCAGCGGGGCAGGCCCGCAAGGCGACCTGTGGGTGAAGCTGGACAGGAGGGCGCTCGCGCGTGCCCCCGAGTTGCTGAGGGAGGCGTTTCTTACTCTTGCTCCTTCGGAGCCGCTAGAACCCAGTGGACCTTTTCTACTGTTGCGGCGATTTGCTCGTCGGTCAGTGGCATGGCTGAGAGGTCGGCTTCGAGGTGCTCTATGTCCTTCAGCATCGCCTCGCGCAGATGGGGGACCGCTTCGATGAAGACTTTCACAAGTGAGAGCGCCGCAATGGCGTGCGCCTGCGCAAGTTCTGCTCTGGTCATGTCTGCCCCTTTCGTTGGCGATGGTCTGGTGAGACAGCCATTGTCCAGCGGGAGAGGGCGGGCACCCTTCAAGCCACGCCATCGCCGCGTCAAAGGCGCTGGTCCATCCGTCCGCGTCTTTCCTGATGTGTCCATCGTTCGCGGCGGAAGCCGCAGGGGTGCCTCCCAAGGCGACCTCGCGGGCGGCTGGGCACATCAGAAAGGCCGTGATTTTTCGCGTCGTCATGGTCAAAAATTTTTGTCGCAGCGTGACCGGTGCAGCAACTGGTGCAGCGATGAAAAGTTTCTATTCATCAACTTCATCGAGGCACCGATGGAACAACTGGAGTTGCGTCTTATCGGCGCTCTGAAGGAGGCCGAGGCCGTCCCCATTCACTGTGTGAAGCAGTGCAAGACCTACCGCGAGGCAGTTCGCGTGGCATGGACGCTCAGGCGCGACAAATCCATGACGGTCACCGAGATGGCGAAAGAGGGCGACTTCACTCGCCAGCACGCAAGCGACTACATCAACCCCGACGACAAGCCGACGCGGCGCAGTCTTCCGGCTGATGCGGTCTGGAAGTTCAACGCGATCACAGGGAACACGCTGGTCGCGCAATGGGTGGCCGCGCAATCCCGGCTGACCGTTCTGGAAGAAATGCAAGCGACACGGGAGGCCGCATGACCACACGCCGAGGATTCCTCGCCACCATCCTGGCCACCGCGGCCGCGCCAGCGCTTGTGCGCGCCGAGTCACTGATGCCGATCTACGTGCCGCCACCGCCGCGCCTGCTGACGCTGTGGGGTGATCTGCTGCACGACGACACCGATGCGATACAGGCCATCGCCGACGGCAAGCCAGTGCTATTCAACGGCGCGGAAGTGCGCCAACTGCCGCCCTCTGGATATCGCCTGGACGGCCGCGTAGTTCTGCCAGATACCGGTGGCTTCGCGGCCATGGGCTGCGGCTTTCACAGGATGCTGCCGTCGCGTCGCGGTGCGATGTTCCTCGCGCCGCCGGTGGGCGAGACCACCATTCAGTTCGCCGGCTGCTACTTCTCCGGGGCGGGCATCGACTACTCGCGCGGTGCCATTTCCTATGCGGGCTGGCGCCCTCATGAGAGGGACATTGCGTGACCCCCGAACAACTCGCCCTTGAGCGCCAAGCCTTCGAGGCATGGGCAGACGGCCGCCCCGGTGCACGGCTGCGCAGTTCCGAGCACGGCTTTGACTACCCGCTGGGGCGCCTGCTGTGGCAGGCATGGCTGGCACGCGCCGCGAAGGATGCCGCGCTGGCACCGTTGCCCGTGGTCTACGAGCCCCGCTGGGTGGATGACCTTGCCCGCAGCCAGAACGCCAGGAGGCACCTGTGACCAACGCTTTCCACTGGCGAGGCCAAGCCAGCATCTTTGCCAACGACCCCGCATTCAGGGCCGTAGGCGGTAACGCAACCCTTTCTGAGAAGTCCCGCGCGCGGCACGACGCAAACGTTGCTGCCGGCACGACGCAAACGTTGCACGGCCTCAGCGCGAAGGCTGACGAGGGCGCACGGCGCTTCCGGGCTGCGGCCCTTGCAAAGCCGGAATCCACCGCTGACGCCATGGCTCGGCGGGGGAAGCTGATGAAGGCGGGGATCTGAATGTCTTACGCTGATTTCGTCGCCCGCAAACTGTCCGTGGTGTCGCCGAGCGGCATCGCGCGCCCGACCACTTTGCCGACATCCCTGTTTCAGCACCAGGCCGCGCTGACCGGCTGGGCGCTCAAGCGCGGGCGTGCCGCCATCTTCGCGGATACCGGACTGGGCAAGAGCCGGATGGTATTGGCGTGGGCCGACGCCGTGCGCCAGCACACAGGGATGCCCGTGCTGATCCTCGCGCCGCTTGCGGTGGCAGCGCAGACGGCGGACGAGGGCCGGGAGATTGGCATCGAGGTGGCAGTGTGCCGCGACGGCGCTGATGTGGACGACCGCGGCATCAACATCACGAACTATGACCGCCTGCACCGGTTCAACCCGGCCCTGTTCGGTGGTGTGGTCTTGGACGAGTCGTCCATCATCAAGCACCACGACGCCAAGACGTTCTCCACGCTGACGGCGGCGTTCCGTCACACGTCCTACAAGCTGCCGGCGACGGCCACCCCGGCTCCGAACGACTGGACCGAACTCGGAACGCACGCCGAATTCCTGGGCATCTGCACCCGCCAGGAAATGCTGGCCGAGTTCTTCACCCACGACGGCGGCGACACCAGCGTCTGGCGGCTCAAGGGCCACGCCCGGCAACAGTTCTGGCGCTGGGTTGTCAGTTGGGGTGCGCTGATCCGCCGCCCGTCTGACCTGGGCTTTGACGATGGCCTCTACGCGCTGCCGCCGCTGCACCTGCACGAGCACCAGGTGGAAGTCGACATGCCCACAGGCGGGATGCTGTTCGCCATGGAGGCGCAGACCCTGAGCGAGCGTCGGGAAGCCCGCCGCATGTCGCTGGAGGATCGCGTCGTTGCCTGCGCGCAGTTGGTCAACAGCGAGCCCGGCGAGCCCTGGGTGGTGTGGTGCGATCTGAACGACGAGAGCGCCGCGCTGACGGCCGCCATCGACGGCGCCATCGAGATTCGGGGCGCTGACGACGTGGACACCAAGGAAACACGACTGACGGCGTTCGCCACAGGCGCCGCCCGAGTGCTGGTCAGCAAGCCGTCGATCTGCGGATGGGGCCTGAACTGGCAGCACGCCGCGCGCATGGCATTCGTGGGCGTCACCGACAGCTACGAGGCGTTTTACCAGGCCATCCGGCGCGAATGGCGGTTCGGCCAGACCCGGGACGTTCACGCGCACATCTTCGCCAGCAAGGCCGAGGGCGCCGTGGTGGCCAACCTCAAGCGCAAAGAGCGCGAGGCCGCGCAGATGGCGGAGGCCCTGAGCGCTGAGACCCGCGATGCCGTGCTGGCCGAAGTTACCGGGCTGCGCCGCCAAACCAACGCACATGCCGCCGCCAAGGCTGTCAACGTGCCCGACTTCCTGAGGACCGCATGAATTGCATCGACCAGGTGACGACCGATCGCTACACCGCCATTCACGGGGATTGCGTGGAAGCCTTGAAGGGCCTGCCGGCGCACAGCATCGACTACTCGATCTTCTCGCCCCCTTTCAGCTCACTTTACGTTTACTCGAACTCCCCGCGCGACATGGGCAACTGCCGCACCGACGCCGAGTTCTTCGAGCACTACGACTACCTGATCGCCGAACAGGCCCGGGTGATGAAGCCGGGCCGCAACGTCAGCTTTCACTGCATGCTGCTGCCCAGCAGCAAGGCGTCCGATGGCGTCATCGGGCTCAAGAACTTCCGCGACGACCTGATCAAAGCTTACGAGCGGCACGGGTTCGTCCACCACGCCGAATCCACCTGGCCGGCCGAAGTGATCATCTGGAAAGACCCGGTGACCGCGATGCAGCGTACCAAGGCACTCGGCCTGCTGCACAAGACGGTGCGGGAAAACGCCTCCATGAGCCGCATGGGTGTGCCGGACTACCTGATCACCATGCGCGCCCCCGGCGACGTTGAGGATCGGGTGAAGCATGACGCCGCCGACTACCCGGTCGAGTACTGGCAGAAGGTCGCCAGTCCGATCTGGATGGACATCAACCCGTCCGACACCCTGCAGCACCGCAGCGCCCGCGAGCACGACGACGAGCGTCACATCGCGCCGCTACAGCTTGAGGTCATCCGTCGCGGGGTGATGCTGTGGAGCAACCCAGGAGACGTGGTGCTGAGCCCGTTCATGGGTATCGGCTCTGAGGGCGTGGTGTCGCTGGAACTGCAGCGCCGATTCGTGGGGGTCGAGCTCAAGAAAAGCTATTTCGACCAGGCGGCGGCAAACCTGCACCTGGCGACAAAACAGGCCGCGCAAGACCTGTTCACCGAGGCCTGACCCAGATGGACCACGCCATGGCCAGCCCGCGCGCGCCCACCCCCGGTAGCACGCTGTCACCAGCGGTACAGGTGGATACGGCCTGGACCTTCGAGGCCGAGCTGCGCCAGCACGTTGCCGACTGCGGCTGGCACTTGGAATGCGCCTACGCTCGATTCCAGACCCATGGAGACCCCGCAGACCGCGATGCGGCGGTGATGTGGTTGCACCAGCAGCAAGAGGCCCAGCGCGCGCTACAGCGACACCTGGACGACGTGGGCGTCGGGTTCTTCACGTCCGACCTCGCTCAGGGCATGGGGCGGCCGGGATGGGGGAGGGCGAGCTGATGCGCGACTACGGCAAGGTCTACAGCACCTTCTGGTCCAGCGCCACCACCGGCGGCATGTCCGACGACGGCAAGCTGCTGGCGCTGTACCTGATGACGTGCGGCCACAGCACCATCGCCGGGGTGTTCCGGCTGCCGGACGGCTATGTTTCGGAAGACTTGGGCTGGGGTTTGGAAAGGGTTCAGCAAGGGTTCGCCGAACTGTTGCGAAAGGGTTTCGCTAACCGTTGCGAAACCACGAAATGGGTATGGGTTGCCAAGCACCTCGAATGGAACAAGCCCGAGAACCCGAACCAGCGGAAGTCAGCCGCCAAGATCGCGCTGTCCGTGCCCGACGAATGTGGCTGGAAGCCAGCGTTCATGCAGGAATCTGCCGAAGTGCTCGCTATCGAGTGGACGCCGCCTGCGAACCCTTTGCCAACGGTTCCGAAAGGGTCGCCGAACCAGAAGCAGGAACAGAAGCAGGAACAGGAACAGAAGCTTCAGGGTGCTAACGCACCCTCGCCGCCGGCTCCGCCGCCAGCCGGTTCTGATGGCGAGCAACTGGACCTGGAAGGCACCGGCGAGGCTGGCATCCCGGCATGCCCGCAACGCCGCCTGTTGGCGCTGTACCGCGAGAAAGTACCGGAGTTGCCGCAGCCGCGGCCGGAACTGTGGGAGGGCAGCACCGGCTCGGAAGCCATGCGCCAGCGCTGGAAGTGG